AAATCTAACAAGAAACACGTTGATGTGTTATAGAAAAAAAAACCGGGCGGGGCCTGTTTCGTTATAATCCGAGTATCTATTTTTATTCAGTAAAGCATTATTTATGGGATAAAGTTGTCCGAATAACTTCTTTCACATCTTCCACGATTCCCATAGTAACATCTTTATCAAACTTCAGTCCCACTGATAATCCATCGCTGTTGGCAACCGTTTGGTAATCCTTTAACTTCAATTCCAATTCCTGAAGAGAAGGATTCTTTATCACTGAGCTTGTACCTCCTTTCGGATACAAAGATACTTCTATGGGTAAAAATATATCCGAAGCCGTCTTATATTTAGAACTGTAAATCTTAGGTTCTCCAAAAGAAACGAATATAGGAAGCAAACTATCTAAACGAGCTTCGGAAACTCCGCCTAACTCTCCGGAAATTTCTCCACGAACTTGTAGATAAGCCTCTTTTATGGTGCGCAGGTAAGAAGTGATAGCGGTGGATGACGAACCACGGTCATATCTCACAAATAAACCGGGAACCTGCCTTTTATCCGTATTTGCAACTTTCCTATATTCTTTCCTCAAGAGATCCTTAAGACGGGCTGATAAGGTTTCCACATCATATTCCTTAATCAATTCCTGATTCAGCATCATCTTATTTCTCATATTTACAAAGAAACTATAAAAACGATCCGTTGATTTCTCAGTCTGAGACTCCATCTTTCCGCCCATAGCATCGTTCGCTTTACGAGTGAAGAAAGCCTCCAACTGTTGCAACTCGCTCTCCTGAACTGAATTTTGTTTCACACTCGCAGACGCGTTTATCGCCTGCCCCACTGTCTTCTTAACTTCCGGACGCGCAAATGCATAAAGCGTTCCGGCAGCTACGGGCACAAAAAGCAATAGCTTCAAACGCGCCCAATTGTTTGTTCTTCTTTTTACTCAATACCTCGCCCCCTTAATATCCGCCGTGTCTGAATCTGAGTGCCCGGCTGATGACTGATTTATAATCGACCTTTGTCCCGACTGTCACGCTCCGCGCGAGTTTGACCGCCATCTCAAGGCCGTCCGGCGCGTCGTCGTGTGCGCCCATCGGGTACTCTGACATCTGCTTTAAGAGTTCCTTATGCCGCTTCGAGAACTTGATATAGCCGTTTTTCACAAAGGGCTGTAAACTCTGAATCCTGACGTCCTTGTTCTGGACGCTCTTGATTTCCTCGATCGGGAGATATTCCCCGGCCTCAGCGGAGCGTTGAACCATGATGTCCTTGAAATATGCCTGAAACTGTACCGTCTCGACGCCGAACTTCGTGAAGGGCTTTTTATACTCCCGCTTGAGCCTTCGGCTCGTTTCAATTGCATCCTCGATAATGACGTCCGGCTTGCGCCGCTCCACGGAGGCGATGACAACGTACATATAGCCGCTTTTGGTATCCAGCGCGAGCCCGATGATCGAGCTCGTATCACTCTTGCGGGTCTTACCAAGAGAGGGATCGTTTGCGCCAATAAAAAGGAACCGGCTCTCACTGAAGTCAGGCGGAACTTTTCCGTTGTCATCGTAGAAGTCAAACCACTCCTCGTTAAAAGTGCAATTCTCCGGGTCGATCGGGTCGTTCTGTATCTCCGAATTGAAGGACGCCTCGCCCTCTGATATGCGGATAACCATGAGGTCGTAGTAGGAGAGTTTCGCTTCCCACAAAACTTCAGTCCCTTCGAGCATTTCTTCCCGGTTTGCCTCGAAAAACGACTTTGCGTCCTCCTGCCGAGTTTCGTTCGTGAGGTCTGTGTAGATTCGCTCCCATGCGTCCCATAACTCCGTATTAACCGCGAAGCTGATGACGCCCTTGTACTTGACCGCCTTATAACTCGGATTCCGGGCGACGTTGGCAAGCAGCGCGTCATAGTGGAGCAGCGTCCCGATATAAACGATGTCCGTGTAAGTGTCGCCCGCTTTGCTGACCGCCTTGTAAAACCAGTTGCGGAGCTTTTTCCGCTGCTCGGTCGTGTTGACATTCTCGTCGTTCTCAAGGTCGTCGCAAAGAATCAGGTCGGGCCTCCATTGTTTATGACGGCGTCCTCTGATTTTCTTGCCCGCGCCGAGCGCCTCGATCTTCGTACCGTTGGAGAGGAGGATGACGCCCGTCTTCCAGACGCGCCCCTGAAGGTCTCCGAAGTCCTCCCGGATGGCTCCGTTTTCCTCGATTTCGGTCTTGATGTCCCCGAGGAAGCCTTCGGCCTGTTCCGTACTGTCCGAGAGTATAATCTCATAGTGCTTGTAGCCATAGACCCCGGCGTGAATCGAATCTTTAAACGTGAAGGTCGTCGACTTCGCGTGACCTCGGGGGGCCTCGATTGCCCTTCGGCATCCCGGGGCCCGGTCGATCGCCTTCGCCTCTGCGAGCGGATTCTTGCCCTTGAGGACGCCCTCCGCCCATATCCGATCGAGCTCCCCGTGAAACTCCGGGGATTCCCGGACGAAGTAGTGCGGAAGATAGGCCCGGCCAAAGTATTCCAGATCGATCGCCCCGAGCTTTTTCCTGAGTCCCTTCTCCCCGGTGAGGGCTGCTCCCTGTTTATAGTCCCGGAGGAGCTGCTCGCGTTCCTTCTGGCGATCGGTTCCCCGGACGACATACTCCTCGAAAAGTGTCTTCTGATATTCCCGGTTTGCGACCGCCTCACGGTCTTCCGGCTCCTCGAGCTTCTCGAGGTATTCGTTTAAATCAATCGCCATCCTTCAACACCTTCTCCCTCGCCCGGCTGAGTATCGAGTGCAGCTCCTTCGTAAGCTCCGGGTCTTGCTTGATTGCCGCCATGAGCTCGGCCTCGAGCTGCTCGAACGCAAGCTCGGACTTCTTCTTCATGTCCTGCCGGACACGCTGCTCATAGGTCTCCGTCCTCGAGAGGGAAGCAATTAAGCGTCCTGCCTTATCGAGCGGCATCTCCTGAAACTCCTCCTCGGCAGTACTGACCCGTTGCATGAGACCGTCCATAAGTACCATCCGTGACGCTCTGGTATAGTCAAGGTCAGGATTCTTTTCCACGGCTGCGGCGATTGCCTTCGTCTTCTCGAGGGTCTCTACGACCCGCTGCGTCGCCTGATTCGCCCGGATCGCATAGCGCCCGACCGCGCTCTTGCTGATCTCATAGCCCTCAGACTTCAGCCATTTCGCGATTTCCTCGTAGGTATTCGATGTGTCGAGGAGCAGCTCGTCAAGCTGTTCTTTGACCTCCTCCGGGAGCTGCGTAATTTTCGAGGAGATTCGCGTGCGTCTCCGCTCCGCCATTAAACATCGACCCCCGGATCGTCGGTTGTACCTTCGACAAGGTCGACCCCTTCCTTCGTGAGCTTGATGACCGCGTCTTTGCGATAGGCGTTATAGGCTGTCACGCTTTTGTCGGTAAACGTGATATAACCGCCCTCCTTCAGATAATCGAGATGCTTTGAGATATCCGGGGAAACGATCATCCCGTCCGCAATCAATGAGTTTGTAATCTGCTTTACGAGGAGGGTGTTCTGAAACCCCTTGACGAGGGAGCGTACAATATAACCCCTAATTGCTTTATTTCTGCTGACTTCGGCTTCCATGATCTCGTCCATGCCTTACCCCTCCTTACTGCCGGAAAGTAGCCGATCCAACTTTCCGTTAATGTCGCTCATTTGTTTATCAACGTTGTTCATTGTGCGGACGTAGTCTTCCCGGGTGACATAGACGAAGGGGAGATCGCTCTTTAAGTCGTCGAATTTCTCCTTCATCCGTTCCAGCTCGGAACTGTGCCGCTCCTCGAGCCGCTTAATGTCGTCCGCATTGTGTTTGATTCCGTTCTTCAGCTCCGCGATGGAGTTTTTCACGCTCCACCCCACAAGCCCGAGGGCGATCGTGATGAGGGTCTGAAGGACGTACATAAGAATTTGACCCGCCTCCATGTGTTCCCCCTTACTGACCCGTCTCGGCCTTGAGCTCAAGCACCTTGACCTCAATCAGATTCGAGAGATACTCGTCGAAGCTGCCAAGGTTCTCCGTAATGACCTTCTGAGCCTCCGACCCGACCTTGCTCTTAATTTCGCTGAAGGCAATCTTTGAAAGTGAGGTGAGTTCCTCCCGGTTAGTCTTGCCGTCCTTTACTGCCTCCCGGATCGCCTTCGCGGTCGTCTGTTCGATTGCCCCGACCGTGACCCGTGCGAGGTTCTCCACATCGTCGAGAGCATCATCGAGCTGCTTCCTGAGTTTCTCGTCTTTGAGCTGCTTTGTTTTCTCGTCAAGCCACAAGCCACCTTTGCGGATATAGAAGACCCCGAAGGCCCCCAAGAGGGAAATGACCCCAAGCGCAAGGGAAACAAGTACCTGACTCGCCGCTGTCTGAATTTCTACCATAATTTTTTCCTCCTTTTTATCAAAAAAATAAGACTTAGGAGCGTCAGCTCCTACACGCAAGAGAAA